GGTAGAACACTCCGAACATACACTCCTAGAGTAGCACAGATTGGTGACGCTCGCCATTTGGCTTTATTTAGCCTCTTGGGGTGGTTACAGCAGTGTCCTCGGTTGCGCCTCAGCCCACGCCACTCGGGCCTCGATGATAGGCCAGTAGTCCTCGGTCATCTCGCAGCCAATCCAGTCAAAGCCTTCTAGGACACAGGCCACTGCCGTTGAGCCGGAGCCGAGGAACGGATCTAGGACGGTTCCGTGCGGGGGTGTGACCAACTTGACGAGGTAGCGCATAAGGGCAAGGGGCTTGACGGTGGGATGGCCTCCCTTTAGCCCGCCGCACTTAGGGCAGAACAGATCGCCTTTGTTGCTTGCTGGCAACGACTCGGCTGATGTGGCAGGGTCGGCATCGCCCGTAGAGTGGCCAGCCCTCTCTGCTGAGATACCAATGCTCGGTTCCGACTGGCTTGAACTCCCCGCAAACGTTGCAAGGTTTCCACCAGATACCGTCCCTAAGTTCGCACCCCGAGTGGATGCGCTTGTGTTCAACGGTGCTGACGAGTTGGAGGTTTTCCAGTCGGTTGTCGAGTTTGTCGTGGTTGATGTGGTGGACTTGATAGCCATCGGGGACCAATCCGTTGGCCCTTTCCCAGACAACGACGTGTTCCATTCGGAGTCGTCGCTGAGCGGTGTCCCAGATGCGTCGGTATCCCTTTTCGCTAATAGTTCCGTACCCGCCTGGGGCGGTGCTGGCTGGTCCTCTTTTGCCCATGCAGATAGTTTATCACATCGGCATGGTTCCAGCCCTGCGTTGCGCTCGGACTTGCTGGCCTTAGCGCAGTAGAAGAAGCGCCCTGCGTCGTTTGGGAACCCTGCCAGCACCTCATCGCTTCCGTCGTGGATGACGTTGGCAGGCCAGCGCCCCTGAGTGCTTGCCACAAATCCATCGCCCTCGTAGCCATTCACGAAGCCAGAGGTGGCCTTTGTTCCACCACCGAAGCCGTCAGCCGTCCCCACCCTTGACCCGTCAATGTTCAGCGCACCCGTTCCCCACTCCAGCACGTTCGAGGCCACTGTGCCGGTCAGGGGCTTGCGAGCGACACAGATAGGTTCGTGGGCTGGCTTTAGTGCTGTTCCCCAGCCTTGCCAGCGTTGAGCCTCGGGAGTGGCTGGGGCGGTGATTTCGAACTCGCCAGCGAAGCGATAGGACTTTTCCTGCCCAGCGTGTTTTCCTGTGCCACCTGCGATGCCGTTGTCACTGCTTCCCACCACTTCACGCTCCGCTCCAGCGGCCTTGTCTATCGCCTTGCTCACGTCCAGCGACTTGGGGAAGCCCGAGCCATAGAGCCACATAATCTGGTCACGGATCTCGAAGCCTGCGTCCTCGATAGCCACGGTCATGCGGTGGTAGGTGCGAGAGCCGGAGAACGCCAACAGGTGGCCGCCTGGCTTGAGGACACGGAGACACTCGGCCCACAGGTCTTGGTTGTAGGCAATGCCCGAAGCGTCCCACGTCTTGCCCATAAAGCCCAGTTCGTAGGGTGGGTCGGTGACGATTGAGTCCACGCTGTTGTCGGCCAGCGTCTTGAGCGTTTCGAGGCAGTTCCCTTTTAGTAGCATGCTACAACTCTATAACGTGGAACGGCCCAGCGACGGTGGTTGTGTGCTCGGCAGTGACCATGAGAGCGCGGCGCAGGGCTTGGCGGTCGAGGCGTGGCGCAGCGTATCCCAGAGCCCCCAGCGCGACGCTTGCTCCTGAGCCAATGGCGGCGTAGGCGTAGCCCTCGATGCTCAGAGCCTCCACCACCCCCTTGTCTGCCGAGACCTCGTAGATCCGTGAGCCCTCGACCACCAGCAGGTTCCAGTCCGTCTCGGGGGTGTCGCAGTCCAGTATCTGCCGAAGGGTGGGATTTGCCAGGCGCGAGGTGTGCTCCATGAACTGCTGACCGGCTCGCCACGACCCCGCGAAGCCCAGCAGGACGTTCCCGTACTTGGCAATCTTGGGGCTCGATGAGGGGGCGCAGAGGTCTCCGACGGCGGCGAGGCTGTCGCTACCGATAGCCGACCCGAGGGGCGTGGAGATGGCGCAGATGACGGTCACGGTCATTCCTCAGAAACGGGAGAGTTTGGCTCGCAGATTTGCTCGAAGTTGCCGTCCCAGCCGGTTCCGTTGAGCCACGCCGCGAACGCCGCGCCGAGCTCATCGGGCTGGATGTGGTGTTGCTCGACGAAGGCGTCGAACTCGTCAAAGTCGCTCATAGTTTCTCTCCGCACTTGGGGCAGTAGGTGAACTCCAAGACTTCATAGTTGTTGGTTGGGTGTGGCACAGTTCCCCAATAGGTGTGGTCGCACTGAACTTTAGTTTTTAGGTCGTTAGGCTTTAGTTCTTCGGGGGTCATCGCTGGTGGGGCTTGAGGTGGAATGGCTTGGTCGGGCCTGCCGCTTCGATGCGCTTGCCGCAGTCAGGGCAGAAGATGGAGGTGTAGTGCTTCAGGCTGGGGTTGCCGTCGAAGTCCAGCACCTCGTAGGCGTGGGGGCAGTTGGCCTGAACCGTGTCGGTCAGGGCCTGGTGCGCCTCTGCCAGTTTGGTCGTGAAGCCGGTGTGGTCGGCTCGGATCTCGGCGTGTGCCATTAGTTCTCCCTTACTTGTGCGACGATACGAAGCGCCTCTGCGAAGCCGTTAGCGAAGCCAGCGTCGAAGTCGGTGCGCCGTGACTGGCTGAGGTGCAGGTGGTGCTTGGTCTGGGCTTGGATGAGCTCGTAGGCTCGGTCAATCTTCTTCCCCATTAGTTTCCCTCCAATTCGTCGAGTTTCTTGCTCAGGAACGCTACCTGCTCGTCGAGGTCGGCCACCTGACCTCGTAAGACTTTGATGGTGCTCCTCTGGTAGTCCAGTAGTTCGTGCAGGTTGTTGATGTGGCTCTGCTCGGTCATTCGGCCACCAGCCGGAGGACGCGAGCACCTGGCTTGGGCTTGGTGAACTCAAGGGCGAGGTCGGGGTGGGCTTCCTTGAAGGCTTTAGCGTCGAAGGCGTCGCTGGCCTTGTTGGACTTGTAGGTAAAGAGGGTCTGCCCCTCGAACTCGACGGCCTGAGCTGAGCCGATGACCTGCTCCAACTGGGCGCGAAGGCGAGCCAGTTTGTCCTCAGCGTCGGTCACGATGGCCTTCTGCTCGCGGTACTCGCGGTAGAGGTCGAGGACGATTTCGTCAGCCTGGACGATTTCGTCGGTGCTCTCGGGGTAGAGGGCTTTGAGGGCGTCGAGGTCGTTTCCCGTTGCCTCGGGCTCGATGTCCGAGTTGATCTGTGACCAGAAGGTTGCCTCGGCGTCGAGCAGTTTCTGGATGTCCTCGCCGGTGTAGGTCACGTCACGGGTGACGATGCCCTGCCCTCCGATGAGGCAGATGAAGGTCACGTCCTTGATGCCGGTCACGGAGGCGTAGTGGCACCCCTGCGCGAGGTAGGTGGCTGGGACGGAGTTGTTCGCCCACGCCTGCGCGTTGCCACGTCCCGAGAGGCCGGTGGTCTTGACTTCGAGGATGCCGCAGGTGCCAACGGGGAGTTCGTTCCCGTAATACTCATTGACCTTGCCCAACTCGAACTCGTGGACGTTGATGTCGCTCACTCGGCAGATGAGGAAGTCCACGTTTGCCAACTGGAACTCGTGCTTGCCCTTGAGCAGAACCGGCCACGACACGACAGCGAGGTTGTCCTTCGCTACCTGCTTGGCGTAGATTTCGGCGATGGGGCGCTCGAAGGCGGAGCCGAGGCTCGTGGCTTCGTTGCCGGTGAATGCGTCCTGAACTCGTCCGGTCTTCTCCAGCCAGAGCTGCAGGCGGCCTTTGTAGGGGTTGATGCCGAGGATGGTTCCGGCGTCGGATCCACCGATGCCCTCGCCCCTGGCTTCGAGCCATTCGGCCTTAGTGATTACATCTGTACGGGTTACTACCTTCATTGTGCCTCCTCAGGCGCTAGGTACTGCGTTGATACTAATGCAGGGGTGTGACGTGGTCAAGTCGCGGCTTTGATGCTCGACAGCAGGCTCCGCAGACCGTCGAGACGCGACTGGGCGGCTCGCAGGCTCTCCCGTGAGGTCGTTAGTCGGTTGTCGGCAATCTTGTAAGCCAGGAGCAGGTCGGCGCAGGCGTCGGTGGCGTAGTCCTCCACAGCCCCGACGGTGGCTTTGTCGTGCAGGGCTCGGTAGGTCAGACGGGCTTTGGCGAACTCAGTCTTGTAGGCCACCTCGGTTTCGGCGGCAAGGTCTCCGGCCTCGGCAATCTGATCCACGAGCTCGTCAATCCGGCGCAGGCTCTTGGCGATGCCGTCCTGCACTCGGGCGACGGTGAAGAGGTCAGCCATTAGAGACCAGTTGTTTCGTCAGGTTTTCGATGATTGCCAGGAGCCGTGAGTTTTGTTCGCGCAGGTGCTCGACCTCGTTCTGCTTTGGTGATGCCTCGATGCTGGGCGTGCGGCCTGTTACGTCGAAGCCTGCCACCATAAGGTCGGCATAGGTGAATAGCAGGGCTCCATTGAGGTCGCTTTTGCCTGCGCTCTTTAGCCTGCCGTCTTTCCACGCTCGTCGGATGGTGTCGGGGTGGACGCCGCTCAGACGCGCTGCTTCCCTGATTGAGAAACGCTTGTAGGTCGTAATCACTTTCTTTCCTTTCGAGAGGTTGCAAGACTGGCACGACTTGACTAGGTTCTCCACTTTGTCTGCCCCACCTGCCGCCAGTGGCATCAGGTGATCCATGTGCCATTTTTTACCATCGGGGTCAAGCTGGTTAGTCCCACTTCGGCCACAATGGGCGCACGCGATGACTTCAAACATCAGGTCAAAGGCTCGCTGCCGAACTTGCCAAGACCGCCTGCTCATCGTGGTATCCCGAAGAATGCGCCCAGAATGACTACGCCGACCATGAATAGAAACGTGCTCATTCGTCCTCCTCCCATTCGTCCTCTGCCACCTTGTTCCAGTCCTCGTTATAGCCGAGGTCTCCGTTCTCCAGCCAGTAGAACGGGGCGAACCCTGGCTCCTTGAGCATGGAGCAGAGGATGTTGAACACCTCGTAGCTCATCTTGACTTCGTTCATGCTGCCCCCCAGAGGATTGCTCGGCGTCCTGACTTGGTCTTGGTCTCGCCCACCTGCTTGACCAGACCGTCCTGCGCCAGTTCGATGCGACGGGGTCGGGCGGTGTTGGGGGCGAGGTTGAGGCGCTCGGCGATCTGCTCGTCGGTCATGGGCTCTTGGCGCAGGGCTTCGAGTACTCGACTACGGAGCGAGGCC